GTGTAATCAGTTCAACCAATACTAACACAACTTATTCAACAAATACAGCATATGGTACAACCATAAGTGGTACACAGATTAGATTAAATGGTGGTGAAATCGCAAGTGGTGTTGATTTAGATGATATGAGAACACAAGGTGTGTTTTCTCAAAACTCCAATTCAGATGCAGTTGCTGGTTCTAATTATCCCGAAGATAAAGCAGGTGTACTTACTGTAGATGATGATATGTATGGAAATGGTTATCACACTCACCAAATGTATGCAATTTATAATAGCCAAAACATCTACAGTCGTAGTTACTATAATGGTAGTTGGACTAGTTGGAGAAACTTAGCACAAGATACTAATACTACATATTCAGTTGGTGCTGGTGGTTTAACACAACAAAATTTTACAACAACCTTAAAATCTAAATTAGATGGAATTACTGCAGGAGCTACTCCAACTAACACTACAAATGTAGTTAAAGCATTAACGGCAGGAACTAATGTAGCAATAAGTGCTGGTGGTGTAATCAGTTCAACCGATACTAACACAACCTACTCCGTAGGTGCTGGTGGGTTGACTCAACAAAACTTTACAACCACATTAAAAAACAAATTAGATGGAATCGCAGCATCCGCAACTAATGTAACTAATAACTCTCAAATTTCTAACGGAAGAGGGTATATTACATCATATACAGATACTAACACATTTAGAGGTGTAAGAACAACAAATGGCGATACTGCAACTTCATTAACTGCTGAAGAAACCCTAAACCTTACGGCAGGAACTAATGTTAGTATTTCAGAATCAGGGGGTGTGGTAACAATCTCATCTACAGATACAAATACCACTTATTCAGTTGGTGCTGGTGGTTTAACACAACAAAACTTTACAACCACATTAAAAAACAAATTAGATGGAATCACAGCATCTGCAAACAATTATACTTTACCTTTATCAGCCGCAGGTACTAGAGGTGGGGTAAAGATAGGGTATTCTGAAAACGGAAAGAACTATCCAGTTGAATTAAGTTCAGAAAAAATGTACGTTAACGTTCCTTGGACTGATAACAACACAACATATTCAGTTGGTGCTGGTGGTTTAACACAACAAAACTTTACAACAACACTCAAAAATAAGTTAGATGGTATTGCGACAGGTGCAACTAATGTAACTAATAACTCTCAAATTTCCAATGGAAGAGGTTATATTACATCATATACTGATACTAACACATTTAGAGGTGTAAGAACGACAAGTGGTGATGTAGGAACTACATTAACTGATGAAGAAACCCTAAACCTTACGGCAGGAACTAATGTTAGTATTTCAGAATCAGCAGGTGTAGTAACAATCTCATCTACAGATACGAATACTACATATTCAGTTGGTGCTGGTGGATTGACTCAACAAAACTTCACAACAACTCTAAAAAATAAATTAGATGGTATTGCGGCATCTGCAACTAACGTAACGAATAATAACCAAATAACTAACGGAAGAGGATTTATAACATCATATACTGATACCAATACTGTAACTTCAGTTAGAGCAAATAGTGGTGAATATAGAACTGGAAACCTCAGCTTAACTGAGGGTTCGAATATAACTGTGAGAGAAAGTTCGACAGGAGTATTTCAAATTGATGCAACAGATACAAATACCACTTATTCAGCAGATGGAAACTATGGTATGACTTTAAGTGGAACTGCGTTCCGTTTGGAAGATGATAGAAGAAGAAACTCAACATCTGTAGATATTAGAACTGGTAATACACATGATTATACATTCTACGATGCATCTCATGGTATTTGGTGGTACACTGCTGGTTCACAAGATATGTATTTAACCAATGCTGGTACATTACATGTCGATGGTGATGTTGTAGCATATTCTACTTCGGTATCTGATGAAAGATTAAAAGATAATGTAACTACAATAGAGAATCCATTAGATAAAATCAAAGCACTTAGAGGTGTTGAGTATGATTGGAATAGTGGTAGTAGAAAAGGTAAACATGATTTAGGATTAATTGCACAAGAAGTAGAAAAGGTTATACCTAATATTGTACATGAGCATGAACAACCATTCTTAAATGATGATGAAGAAGATGAAACACTATATAAGACTGTAGATTACGAAAAACTAACTGCAGTTCTAATTGAAGGTATGAAAGAACAACAAATTCAGATAGATTCAATGAAATCAGAAATTAATGAACTAAAAGGAAGATTATAATGGCAGTACCAGCATCAGGTCAAATAAGTTTACGAGCTATTAGAAACGAACTAAGCGCTAATAATTACAACGGCACTTCCCAATTTACAAATGTAAGTTTAAATTCAATGTCTACAGGTGGTAATGGTACGATTAATACATCAAACGCATCAACTAATAGACCTAATGGTGCAGCACCACATAATATGTCTGAATTTTATTCATATGACCACGATTTCTCTAGTACAACTTATACCCGAGTAACTATGTACTATAGTGAAGATTCTGCTTATGGTGCATGTAATTCAGAAGAAACAGTAGATATTTATTATGATTCGGATGATGAACTTTCATCAGGTACAGATGTATATAGTACTTCAGATGGTTCAGAACCTGCAGCGGATGGTTATTACAAATACTTCGAACAAACTACCGGATTTTCTGTAGAAGATGAGCAAATTGGAGAAGCTTTCTCTTGTGGTCGTTCAGAAAGAAGATTAAAATACAATATAGAATTTATTGGTGATTCACCAATGGGTATTCCAATGTATCACTTTAACTATAAAGATGAATCACATGGAAAAGGTAGATTTGTTGGAACAATGGTAGATGATTTAGAAAGATTAGGTAAAACCAATTGTTTATATATGGGGTGTGATGGCTCAGTATTTGTAGATTATTCTATGATTGATGTACCATTCCACAACGTAATCATCTAATAATCAGATAGTTATGATAGTGATAGTGAAAGTTCTGAGTATCAATGAGTTACAATTCTAAGTGATTCTTTAAGATTCTCATATTTATATAAAAGAATTAGGAGATTATAAATGGCAGTAAATATTCCAATATGGCCAGGTTCATCATCATTTTCAGCTGGTAATACACCATTTGGACATTATGATACTGAGTTAGAGTTCACATCATCAGCTGATAAAACAGCAGGTTGGTGTGCAAAACGATTAGGTTATCCTATAGTTGATATAGAACTACAGGATATAAACTTCTATGCTTGTTTTGAAGAAGCAACTACAGAATACTCATCTCAAGTTAATCAATTTAACATTAGAGAAAATTTACTTAATCTAAAAGGACATTCAACTGGTTCTAATTTATCTCAAACAAATGTAGGTGCAAATTTAAACTCATTAATAACATTAGCTAAAGATTATGGTACAGAAGCGGGTAGTGGTGGTGATTTAACATATTATACTGGTTCATTCGAAGCTAAAGCGGGGCAACAAATTTATGATTTAAAAGATGTAGCTAATTCAAGTGCATCTTTAGAAGTTGGTACAGCTGGTGTTGATAAATTCGAAATCAAAAAGATGATGCATAATGCACCACCTGCTATGGTTAGATACTTTGACCCATTTGTGGGAACTGGTTTAGGTTCACAACAAATGATGGATACATTTGGATGGGGTAATTACTCACCAGGTGTTTCATTTATGATGCAACCACTTTATGATGATTTATTAAGATTACAAGCAATAGAATTTAACGATATGGTTCGTAAATCTCAATATGGATTTGATATTCAAAATAATAGAATTAGATTATTTCCAATTCCAAACGACCCATACACAGTACATTTCCATTATATATTAGAATCAGAAAGAAACAACCCAATATTAGGGAATTCGGTAGTATCTGATTACTCAAACGCTAAGTATGATAGAATACCATATACAAGCATAAATCATGTTGGTAAAAGATGGATTGAAAAATATACACTAGCATTAGCAAAAGAAATGTTAGGAGCAGTTCGTTCTAAGTTTAGTTCAGTACCAATCCCTAACTCAGAAATTACATTAGATGGAGCTGATTTAAGAAGTGAGGCATCTACAGAAAAAGAAATCTTAATAGCTGAATTGAGAGAAAACTTAGAAGCAACTTCTAGAAGAGCACTTTTAGTAGCACAGCAAGAAGAATCAGAAGCGATGGAACTAACTCTTAATAGAGTTCCTCGTGCAATTTATATAGGGTAAATTATGGCATTATTTGGTGGACAAAGGGATGTAGCATTATTTAGTAAAATAAATAAAGAGCTAATTACAGATATCATTGATACTGAAGTGTACTACTATAAAATAATTTTAGATGAAACCAAACGTAACCTATATGGTGAGGGTAAGAATAAAATATATTATAATCCAGTAAAAATAGCCACATTAGTTGATAGGACAAATGCAGAACAGATATTTGATGATTTCGGTGCATCATATACTAGAAATGTAAACTTCTATTTTCTAAGAGATACTTTAGTAGAAAAAAATGTATATCCTGAAATTGGTGATGTTATAGATTGGAATGATGAACAACATATAGTTGATGTAACATTTACAAATCAATTTTTTGCAGGAAAAAATCCTAAAACTTGGGATGGTGGTGATACACAAGGATATAATTTATCAGTTATATGTGAAACTCATGTAGCTAAACGAAGTCAACTAAAGTTAAAAGATGATTTTAGAGCAGGTGTTAACAAAGATAATAATGATTTACCTATAGGAATCTAAAATGGCTAGAAAATACAGAACACCTAACGATAATAAAATAGATTTGAAAAGAACACAAAGTTCATTTTCGGATGACCCTATATTAGACAAATCTAAACAGATATCACGTAAACACGATGATACAAAGAATGCATCTGTAGGATTATACGATATCGATTTAGCATTTAAAGGTTTCTTAGAGACTAATGTTAAACCTATGATTGAAGAAAATGGTAAATTCATTCCAGTACCTGTAATGTATGCATCTCCAGAAAATTGGGCATCTGCACAAAAGGATGGGTTTATGAGAGATGCTAATGGTAAGGTACAAACACCACTTATCTCATTTAAAAGAAATTCATTAGATATTAATACAGAATACTCTAAACTAAAAGTACTTACAGATGAGGATACTTCAATGGCATTTGTTAAAAAGTACTCTAATGAAAACAAATACGATGCATTTTCCGAATTAACAGGCCAAGTGCCGGTTCAAGAAAGATATATAGTAGATAGACCAGATTATGTAAACATTCAATATGATGTAATTGTTTGGACTGACTTTATGGAAGATTTAAACAAATTAGTAGAACAAATTATCTATTTTCAAGGTGGTGCGTTTGGTGATAGATACAAGTTTCAAATAAAAGGTGAATCTTACGCATTTGAAACTACGAATGGTGTAGGTGAAGAAAGATTTGTAAGAAGTAATGTAACTCTAACAACTAAAGCATATATTATCCCTAAAAATACAGGAACTAAGGTAAATACACAAAAATCATTTGGTGCATCTAAGGTAGTATGGAAATTAAATTCTAATATTTAATCTTTAGAAATAAATTCTCATATTTATAGACATACTAAGTAGTAATCAATAATTTAAAAAACAAAAGTTATGGCACAAGTAAAAAACGTAAAAGAAAAAGAAGTTATCAGTATTGAGCAAGTTGATATTGATAAAGTTAAAAAGTTTAGAGGTGATTTTGCAGATATTACTGCAAGAATGGGTGAAGTAGAAGTAGAACTGGTTAATGCTGAAATGATGATTGAAAACATCAAAGCAGCTAAAGAACGATTTATCAACGAATATAAAGAATTAAGAGCTAGTGAAACAAAACTAACTGAAGAATTCAAAGAAAAATATGGTGTTGGTGAATTTAACTTAGAATCAGGAACTTTTACTCCTATCTCATAAGTATAATCGTTTTGAATTTTTTAATGTATTTATATATATAATAAAAACCAAAAGAAATTAATAGGAGAATCAAATGGCAGAAAGAATAGTAAGTCCTGGAGTATTTACAAGAGAAAAGGACTTGTCGTTTCTACCTCAAGGGATTGGCGAAATTGGAGCAGCATTAATAGGGTCAGCAGTTAAAGGTCCTGCATTCGTTCCAACAACAGTATCATCATTTTCAGAGTTTCAGCAAGTATTCGGTGGATTAGACGAAAATTCATATCTACCATATACGGCTCAAGCTTATTTAGAAGATGCTGGAACAGCAACAATCGTTAGAGTATTAGGAAAAGACGGGTACACTCTGGAATCACCAGTAGCATTAACAGTATCATCATCGCATGGTGCTAAAGTAGTAGCAGTAATACACCCAACACATGAAATAGTATCAGATGCAGATGTATTTGATGATTCAACAATTGGTGACCATTTCGGTAGTACACCGGTATCAGCATCAATATTTTCATTAGATTTGAATGGTTCTGAAGCTGTATCAAAAGTATATTCAGCATCATTAAATCCAACAAGTGATAATTACTATACAAAATCATTCGGATTTTCTCCAAAAGGTTCTGAAGAAGGATATGTTTTAAGTAATTTTAAAACGTTCCAATCAGCATCATTCGCAAAAGCAGGTGAAATTCCAGTAGTAACAATTGATGTTTCTAAAAATATAGATTATACAAAAGCTTATACAGAAGCTTCTACACCTTTTATTACATCACAAAAAGTTGGTGGTAATACTACTAACTTATTTAAGTTCCATACATTATCACATGGTACGGCAACTAACTATGAATTCAAAGTAGGTATTCAAGATATCAAACCAGCTGGTTCGGTTCCTGGTTCTACATATGGTTCATTTACTGTAGTAGTAAGAAGAGTAGACCAAGATAAGATTGCTGGTTCACCATTCGTAGGAGTAGTTGATTCAGATATCAGACCTAACTTAGTTGAAACTTTTCAAGGTGTTAACTTAGATCCTGATTCACCAAATTATATCGTAAGAGTAATTGGTGATAAGTATATTACTGTAGATGCAGATGGTAAATTATCAACAAATGGTGATTACGCTAACAACTCAGAAAACATTAGAGTAGAAGCATCAGCAGCGGTTAATAATAAAGCTATTGATGAATCATTAGTACCATTCGGATTCGCAGCATTACAAAATCCATTTGGAACTGCATTTGCATTACCAAATCCAACATTTGTAGCTAGCCAACAAATCAATCAATCATACAATCCTAAGAAATTCTACGGATTAGATTTTGATTTCGCAGTTAACGATAATAGAAACTTCTTAGCACCAACTCCTGATTCGGCAACGGCAGTAGTAGGTACGGCATTCTATTTAGGTGATTACAATCAGGAAAGTGGAGCTAATTATCCAACATCAGCATCACCTAATAGTGGAGCAATATCATTGAATGATGCTAATACTTCGATTAACTCTCGTAAGTTCTTAGTACCATTTCAAGGTGGATTTGATGGATTCAAACCTTCTAGAGTTGTATCTTTAGGAAACGATATTGTTTCTGGAAATACGCAAGGATGGGATTGTTCATCAAACACAGCAGCAGGAACATTAGCATACAGAAAAGCAATTAACGCTGTATCTAATCCTGATGAATTTGATATTAATATGTTAGTAATACCAGGTCTTATACATAGATTACATTCTTCAGTAACAACATTTGCTAAAGATATGTGTGAAGATAGACAAGATACATTCTTTATTATGGATGCATCTGCATGGAGTGATTCAATATCTACGGCAGTTAACGCTGTTCAAGCATTTGATTCAAACTATGTAGCATCTTACTATCCTTGGGTTAAGATATTGAATACAGACAAAAACAAACCTGTTTGGGTTCCGCCATCTGTAGTACTTCCGGGTGTTATAGCATTTAATGACCAGGTTGCAGCCGAATGGTTTGCACCAGCTGGATTAAATAGAGGTGGATTAACTTCAGTAATTGAAGCTAAGACAAGATTGACTAGAGTTGAGAGAGATGCACTTTACGAAGGTAGAATGAATCCAATCGCAACATTCCCTGGTCAGGGTGTAACTGTATTTGGACAGAAAACATTACAAGCAAAACCATCGGCATTGGATAGAATCAATGTAAGAAGATTGTTAATAGCAGTGAAGAAATTCATCGCATCATCTACTAGATACTTAGTGTTTGAAAATAACACAGCAGCAACTAGAAATAGATTTTTATCAATCGTTAATCCTTACTTAGAATCAATTCAACAAAGACAAGGTTTATACGCATTTAGAGTGAAGATGGATGAAACCAACAACACACCAGATGTAATCGATAGAAATATAATGGTGGGTGAGATATTCTTACAACCAGCTAAAACAGCAGAATTTATAGTTCTTGACTTTAACGTACTACCAACTGGAGCAGCATTTCCAGAATAGTATATAAATAATATCTTAGTTCCCCTAATATTTTTGGGGGAACTAACTATTTTTTAAAAAGAACTATATTTATATAAAAGAATTAGAAACAGAGGAAAACAAAAATGGCACAATTATTAGACCCAACAGAAGTAATGTTTACATCATTCGAACCGAAGATGTCAAACAGATTCATTATGTACATTGAGGGAATCCCAGCGTATTTAGTGAAAGCAGCCAGCAGACCAGAAATAACAAATGGTAAAGTTACAATAGACCACGTTAACGTTAGAAGATATGTTAAAGGTAGAAGTGAGTGGAGTGATATCACAGTATCACTATATGACCCAGTAGTTCCATCAGCAGCACAAG